ATCGTAGTCGGCGACGACTCCCATCGTCGGGATGTACTTACTATCCTTGGATGACGCAGCGTCGATGTTGAAGGCGAAATACCCGGCAGCCACGGACTTCTTCGCTCGTACCTTGCTGATTGTCGTAGACGGACCGAAACCCATTCGAGCCGCCGGACTCATCCCACCTTCGGCGATAGAATCACCCGGAAGTATGATGGAGATTGTACGCCGTGCCATGTCGCCACCTAACTATAATCGAGGGCCGCTCCATCGACATTGGATGAAGCGACCCCCGGAAGCACGAAGATGGATGGCTAGTTACTTCAGCGTAATGTCAATGTCTGCTGCTGCGATCGTTACCGTGTCGCCGTTCGTCACTGGCTTCGCAACGGTCAGCGCCCCGTACATGAACATCGTATTACTGACAACTGGCGGGCCAGCGGAATATCCGCTTCCAAAGTGAAGACCGAAGTGGGTGATGTTGCTCGACCCGTTCCAATCCCCCGTGGCTGTCCATGAGATCTGTGCGCTGTTCGACATCACTGTGCCGAGTGCAGTATCGGTCGAGGTGGATTCCGTCCCGGCGGTGAATGCCACGAGTTTCCTCGAGTACCCGGTGCCGCTCGTCGACACCTCATTGGTCAGCACTCCATTCTCGCCTGGCGATGCGGTGTGATGCAGGGAGATGTACACGCCCTGGTTCGCTCCGCCAGTATCGGATGGAGTGAATGCCGTGGATCCACCGAACCCATCAGCCTTGAGCGTTACGCCCTTCAGCACATAGGACAGGAGTTGGACCTCGCCCTCATTCGTGAACTGAGACAACGATCACCCCCTTTATGCGAATGTGTTTTTCACTGCGTACTGCCACACGCCGTTACCGACAGCGCACGATTTGCTGATCCCGTACTGGTGTGCATCGTTCTGGAATGCGAAGTCGGAACCCTCCGCCAGGGCTTCGATCTGCGGTGCGTTCTCCTCCTGGAGGATGTACGGCTTGATCGAGGAATCGCTGCGGTAAGCGTAGTAGGTCGAGGATCCTGCGAGGCGTGGATTGACAGCCAGGCGCATCTGATATCCCGACAGGTTCGCCACGCTGTTCGTGCGTGTTCCGCCACCATCGGTGATGATCTGATCATTCAATGCCCGCTGTGCCACGCCGTACAGGCCAGTCGGCACCACCACGGTCAGCGCCTCGAGTCCGTCATTCATCGGCTCGCCTCCGGCATCTTTGAATCCCAGCATCGCCTCGAGAGTACCGAAGATGGATGACTCAAATTCTGCGGTGGTCGGCGCTGCTGGCGAGGCTGCCGCTGGTGCCAGGGCGTTGTCATTCGACGCTACCCCATCATGGTTCAAGCCATAGAAGGCCACCCCATCATAGGTGTCGGAGTTCGCCACGATGGTGTCGGTCAGGAGTTTCGCCCAGTGCTGTTGACTGCGTGCGGCGAGTTCGTTGATGCGCAATTGAATCTGACCAGTGGAGTCCCTGCGGAGTTCCGCACGGCTCACCTCGAGGCTCGCCTCGAAGCGCTGATTGCGGACAACCTGAGAACGCACATCCAGGCGATTCGCCTGGCGGCCACCCAACCATTCCCGCATGGCTGGCAGTTCGGCCAACCATCGATAGGTCTCGGATTCTTGGTCTGAAGAAATCGACATTCCGATGTCAGAAACCCATGCTGGCGGCTGCGCCTCCTCGAGGGCCAGAAACAGGCGACCGATGATCGATCGTGAAGAGAGATCTGCGAGTCCCATGAATAACCCCTTACGCTAATGATCTCAGGCTAGCAGCCTGGAAGTGGACGATGACCACAGCGGTGGATGCTGTTTCGCTTTCAATTCGATGGACACGGCCCACGGCCAGCCCACCCGTTGACACATCATCGAATGTGTTGTTGTCAGATGCGTACACGGTATCGCCGACATCAACGGATGCGGCGATGGCCATCGTCAACTTGATCGCACCCTGCGCTCTGACATGAGCGTGAGTGGCTCCATCCGCCTGGACCGCTTTGGTCATGGCGAAACCTGCGAAGGTGTCGGTGTTCACGAATGTTCCGGCGGTGTTCGTGGTCGCTCCGAGCGTCACCACTTGGCCCTCGTAGATCGTAGCGCTGGCGGTCAGCGCATGATCGTTGAAGACTGGCTCCACTCCCGACTCGAACGCCCTAGCGACATCCTTGGTTGCTGCTGCCATCAGTTGGCCTTCCCACGGACGATGCGCCCGTTCTCGATTGCTTTGGTGTAGGCTTCCCAGACCTCAAAAGTGCCGAACTCTGCGGAGAGTTCAGTATCAGCCTCGAAGGTGGATCGAGGATCCGATGGGCTGGCATCAAGCGGGCCGACTGGCTCCGGCGTGCTACTCAACTTGTGGGCGAGGCGCTCCTCGATCCCTTCTTTAACATCTGCCATCAGTCTTTTGACTCCCTCTTCCTGGGTGACTCCCTGCTCGACGATCTCCGTCACGATGGACAGTTGATCCGGCAGACAGTGCCCGATGATGCCGTTGACTCGCTCCCGCTCCCTGCGGATGCCGTCCTCGACTCCTGAGTCATACCGCTCGGCGAACTGTTCATCAGTAGCGCTCTCATCCTGGTCAGAAACTGCTGGCGCTTCCGGCTTCTCAGGTTCCATGATTTTCTCCTCTTTTGGCGCAGCCGTGAAGACTGCATTGATTTTGATTTCTGACAGGGATGCCGCTCCGGTGTTCTCGTCGGCTCCGAGGCTGGTGAATGTCACCTCCCGGAGAGATGCCTGGCGGAACACATGGGCTGGCCCGTGAATCTCTCGACCATTCACCGTGGAACTTTCGCCCTCCTCCAGACGCTCGATCGACTTCGGCGGGACATACACGCTGGCTTGCCACGGAAATCCGGAAGCCATCATGCTCTGCACTTCCAGGCCATCTTTTGTGTCCAGGAATGTACCCTCGGCCACCAGGCCATCGTCCGTCACTTCAATCTTAAAGGTATGCCCCACGATCCGCTGCGGGTCGTGGTCACGCAGGGCGGGCTTGCGTTGTCTGCCGATCTTCAAGCCATCAAAATCGATGGCGAAGTTGCCCCAATGCGGATGGTTCTCAATGACATCACCCGAGTTCGCAACCATCCGAAACTGCGCTCGATCTTTCTCATCGCTGCGTAGATCGAAGGTGGAATGCTCTGGATCCACAATCATCAATGCTGACCTCGGCACGGTCATCTCGTCATTCGTCATCCTTACCTTTCATCTGTAGTTCTTCCATGAATGCTTGCTCCCTGGCCCGCTGCTCGAGGACTTGCTCCCAGTCTCGGCCCTGGGCGGCGGCTTCAATTGCGAGGCTCGATAATCCTGCATCAATCGCCATCGTGGCCGACTCCACTTCCTTCTTCGGATCCACCCAGCCATAGGATGGCGGAACCCAGCGGCTGCGAACAATGTGATGCTTCAGTCGCTCGAAATCCTTCACCGGGATCTCGCCACGCATCCACGCTTCCTCCACCACCATCGAATACACTTGCGTGCAGAGGTGATCGGTGATGTACCGCTGCCAGCGTGTGAACACTCGGCGGGCTTCGAGTAGTGCGGCCCTGGCGCTCGAGTAGTTTGTCTGGCTGAAGTCTTTCGCCACCAGTTCATACGGTAGGCCCATCGAAGCGCCGATCGATCTGAGGTGGCGCATTACGAATTGATCGTATCCTGTGCCATTCGCCGTGCCTGGATTCGAGAAGGTCACCTGCTCGCCCGGTGCCAGATACGAAATCATGCCTGGCTCGATTTCCTGGATGCGCTGCTGGCTGACAGTTTCATCGCTTCTGTTCACGGCTGCATTGTATGGATCGTCACGCTGGACGAACATCGAGAAGCACGCCGATACCCGCTCCCTGACCAGTACGGCCTCAGAGAACGAACTCAGATCCTTAAACGACTGGAGCGCAGGAGCGAGCATCGGCTCGCCTCGTGTCTGCCCTGGTCTGGTGTTGTTCATCAAGTGGATCATCTGCGGCGTGCCATCGCTGTCGAGCGCACGGATTCGCCTGTGCCTGGCATCCTTCCTGCGCTCGTAAATGCCATCGCCGGGATGCGAGACCCGCAGCCAGTAGGCCACCGGGTGCCCATACTTCCCGAGTTCGACACCGCTGCGCCGATTGAATTTCCCATTCACGCTGTCGAGATCTCCGGGCGACTCCAGCCTGTCAGGCTCGATGACTTCGAGCGCCAGATCGTAAGGCGAGGACACTCGGCTGATTCTAACGGGTAGCACCAGAGCCTCGCCATTAACGATGATGCTCCGCATCACTGCGGCCTGGAGGTCGTAGAATGTCATCCCTCGGGCGATGTCTGCGTGCGGTGCCCATCGCTCCCATGCGAACTCGCACGCTTTGCGAATCGCCGCCGCATCTTGATCGGATACACCGAGCGCAGAACCATCGATCACTGACTGCGGGCGGATCCCTGTCCCGACTACATTGTCAACCAGGCTCCCCACCACGCTCGAGGCGTGTGGATCATTCCGCATCAACTCCCTGGAGCGTTCCCGCAGGAGGCTCAGGTCTGGGAGCAGATCGGAATCCGCTGATCCGGGAGTCACCGCCCAATTGTTGCTCAGGCGAGTTTCCCGTGCGCCTCGGAATGCTTGCGAGAAATGTTCCCCGGCGGTCCTGGCGGCTTGCCGCTCCAGTGCCCGTCCAGGTGCGAACACCTCGATGGCTCGATCGATGGCTGATGTTAGTGTTTGGCGTATGTTCATTTCGGTCTCACGAACCGGACATAGTTTGTAGCGTTGTCGGTCTGCTCATTGGCAAGTTGCGAAATCAATCGACGCTCGAGATCCATCAACTGGGCCAGCGAGTAATGCGAAAGTTGCCGCCCGTTGATCTCGTAGGACTGGACAGCGCCGCCATCCATAAGGGCATCAATTGCATCTCGCACCTTTTGTAGTCGTGTAGCCGTGGAGTTCGCCATGCGTACAGTGTGACGATGAAGCGTGGAGGCCGTCCACTGGCTCACTATTCCTGGATGAAGATCAGACAACCGCCAACGCCAGCGAACAGGACCAATTCATTCTGCTGCACTCTTCGCCCTTGAGTCATCTTCCCATGATCGGTAGCGCAGGGCGCATTGCTTGCACTTGTGATATCGCAGCCGCCCCTCTTTCCCGTACTGGCGATGGCTGCGGCTGCCGCAGTCCGGGCACCGGATCGGCGTGTACTCCACGACCTTCCATCGCTTCTCCTTGTCAGCCATTGATCCAGCCCTTCCCAGGTTTCACCCATTGCGACTGCTGCGATGGCTGCGGTGGTGGCTCTGGCGGCTGGTGGGCTTCCTCGGTGAGTGCGAACACCGCAACCATGTCGGCTGACGCTGCGGCGTAGACCTCGCAATCCCAGTAGTGATTGTCGGACCCGCCCGGCTTCGTTGTCCACACGCTGGCGGTGGCTCCGGTTCTTCTGTTCCTGGTCAGCACCTTATGCTCGCTTGTAACCTGCTTCAGGTACTCGGCTGGAACATCCTGATGGAGGTGCCAAGCGCCAGGCTCGCCATCCTGGGCGGTCATGAATCTCGTCAACTTGTCCTTGAAGTGCGTGGTGTCGAGATGGAACAGCCGCACGGATCCCTTCAGCGGATCACCTGCGATGTTCCTGTCGATCTTCGATGTGCGAATCGGTACACCGTTCAGCGATTTTTGTCCCTTGATCGGGCGGCAGATCTCCGGCCACGATCGGCAAAACCGATACACCTCATCGGTGCGATACCCGGAATCGATGCAAGCCAACCGGAGCCGATGCGGTCCCTGCTCGCCCGGCCAGGTGCGCCGCAATAGAACATCGACAAGTTGCTCGAGGCCAGCATTCAATCGCCCGCACTCGATCATCCACGACTCCTCACGATATCCGAACGCCCTGACGATGTAGTACAGATGGTCCTGCTGGACATCGACACCTGCGACAAGGACACGGGCACCCGCTGGAACCGTGGACCGCTCGTACTCCTTCGCTCGCTGGCTCAGGTCTTCCACTTCCACCTTGTGGCTTTCTTCCTCGAAGATCCAACCGAGCCAGGAGTTTACGAAATTCATCAGGCTCGCTGGATTGCTCTTCGACTCGAGGAACTTAGCGGCCACCTCGCTCCATGTGAGCCACGGACTGAGGAGGGCATTGATGCGATATCCTCGATGGGATCCAGGCGTTCCAGTCACTGACCACGAGCCTCGCATCAGCATCTCGGGCTTGTCTCGATCCTTGATCACGCCGCTGCACTTGGAGCATTCATACCAGGCCAGGCGTTCCTGGCGGATCTTCACCGGGTCACGCTCGTCGTCGGGCCACTTCACCTGCGAGAATTCCAAGGTCTGCGAATGCTCGCAATGCGGACACGGTACAGAATACACCCGCTGATCGCTGCGCTCGTACTGCTGGAAAATGTAGCCGTTCCTCGTGGTGGGTGTGGAGGCCAGGACGATCTTCCGATTCCAGAATGTTCGTGTGCGCTCCACCATTAGATCGACGGGTGACGATTCCCTGCCACTGAATGCGGGCCACTTATCCACCTCGTCGCCGAGGACATACCGAACCGGGCGGCTCGCCAGGTCAGCCGGAGAGTTCGAGCCAGCCAGGTACAGCATCGAGCGAGTGAATCGGATCTCCTTCAGTTTGTTATCAGATTTGGATTCGCTCAGATGTTTTGATAACTCCGGCGAAGACTCGACCATCGGGCGAATGCGGCGCATCCCCATTTGCACTGCGTCCTCTTCCCGTGGCATGACCAGCAAGGTCGCACCTGGATCCTCTGCGATGGTGTAGGCGATCATGTTCATGATGGCCTCAGTCTTCCCGACCTGAGTGGAGGCCATGATCGTCAACTGTTCGACGGTAGGGTCGCTGAATGCATCGAGTACATCCCGGAGGTACGGCGTGCGATTTGTGTTCCACGGGCCTGGCTCGGCTGATGTGAGTGGGTGGAGGATTCTGTGGCGATCCGCCCAGGCGGACACTGTGAGATCATCGGGCGGATGCCAGGCGAGTCGCTCTCGAGCGGTCCATTCAACTAATCCCGGCGGAAATGTCAGGCGGATGGATGCCCCTTAAAAACACCGGGCCAGCAGCAGAGCGAGGTGGTGCGTGCTGCCAGCCCGGTCAACGGAAGGCTAGAATGGCGGCTCGTCAGCCGATGATGTCTGCGCCACTGGAAGCGGTGCGGATCGTGTCGCCGCAGCCGGGCCAACCTTGTGCAAGAATGATGCGGTTATTCTCAACTCGCTTCGCTTTTCTCCTGCCCCGGTTTCCCATGTTTCATAACGGAGGCGGCCCTCCACTACAATCTCTTGTTTCTTCTCGAGCGTCTGTGCAATCTCCGCCGATTTCCCCCAGCATACGATGGTCACCCAATCCGAATGCCACTCCTCGGCGTTCCCCTGGTCATCGAGTTTCTTCGGGTACGCCTGATACACTCGAACATTGCACACCTGCGATGTTCCCAATTGCTTCAGATCTGTAACTTCCTGCACTTTCCCGGCAAACACTACATTGTTCAGTCTCATGCCACACCCTTCATGGTGAAATTGAGGAGGCCCATCATCCACTACCTGACGGAGGACAGGCGCTGGATCCCGATGGTGCCCCCTCAGGCAAAGGACCATCCCCCACCTTCGATGACAATCGTGCGAAGAGCCGTACCGCACAATCATCCCGTTGTAGGTGGTAGATGTGACAAACCACATCGAGCGCAACCTGTGCCCGTTGTCTGGCTGTCTCCGCCTCGACCACTGATGCGGCGAGGAGTTCCAGTACAGAATCAGGGATGGTCTTTTGCCTTTGAGTTCCCACCCGTTCGCCCCTTTGCCCGGGCATTATATCGCATCTGTTCATACCTGGATGAACCAACCGAGGCGACTGCGGCGAACTTAGAATGATTAGTCGGAAACCTCAGAGCGGGCGAAGTGGTCACGCAACTGATGAAACGCCTGGCGCAGCACTCCCTGAATCTCGGATTCCCTGGTCAGTGGTGCCAGCCTCGGTGACAACTGCGCCGCAAGTGAATCGAGGGCGGTGGTGATCTCGGCGATCCTCATTGTGAATTGCTGCTCCATCTCGCTGCGAGCCACGAGGCTGTCCTGTAACTTTCGAGCCTGAAGTGTGGCGAGTACGGCCTTCGCTTTCCTGTAGACCATCGACCAGTTCTGCCCGGCATCGTCCTCGTCATCGTCTTCGATCTGGACATTCAATGATGGGCGCAAGACTGACCGCCTGGCTCGCTTCATATCTTCAGCCCACGCCCTGACCTCCTCGGTGTTCCACCCTTCCCCGGTGTTCAGTTCGTCGATGCCCCAGCCGTCCTTGCGCCAGCGGTAGATGGTTGACCTCGCAATGCCCAGGGCTGCGGCCAACTCCTCGACGGTCTGACACCTAGCCACGGCGGCACCTGAATCGCTCCCAGGCCCAGACCACCAGCACGGTCATCAGCACGACAATCCAGAATAGGAAGAACTGCCAATGCAACACCACCACGGTCTCCGTGATCGCTTCGTGTTCCACGGGCACAAGGTCTCCGCCTGGCCCTTCGATCACCACTTGCACAATTGGGATGGATCGAGTCTCGATGACCGCTCGCTGGCTGTCGATCTCCTGGACCGTGCAGCCCACCAGTAGCAGCGGGATGATGTACTTCATGAGATCAGCCAGGTGACGATCAGCCACAATGTTCCCGAGCAGATCGCCGCACCGAGGAGGAAGATGGCATGGTCGAGGATTGTATTCAGGATGATTTCCCATCTCGGCTTCATCCGATGGCCTTTTGGTATAAATGATCGTGCAGGTATCTGCGAATCCCCACAGCGTCTGGCCCTTCTCGGTAATAGATGTCGCCGATCCATCTGCCGTACTTTCCCGACTTCTTCGTGGTAATGAACATGTCCTCCCGGATGTGTTTCTCGAACCACCACGCCGCCCACTTGCAATACTTCAGCCCCTCTTCCCTGGTATCGCCTCGAGGCTCCGGAGCATTGAAGTGGGCCAGCCGCACTCGGATCTTATGCGAGATGTTAAATCCTAGATCGACCACGACATCCATCGTGTCGCCGTCCACCACTCGATCGAGTATGCATGGGTAGGTGTAGTCGGTCATCGTATCGCCTCTTCTCCGGTCAGGGTCTCCCATCGCTCAATGATCACATCGCAGTAGCCGGGAGAAATCTCCATGCCGTAGCACTTGCGGCCCAGGTTGTCGGCTGCGATCAGCGTGGTGCCGCTGCCGAGGAATGGGTCATAGACTCGATCCATCTCATCAGTCAATGCCAAGATGAAGAACTCAGGAATGCCTACAGGAAATGCGGCACTGTGCCCCACTACCCTCGCACCTCCCAGATTTGGAAGGACATTGGATGGGTATGCCATCCCTTCTCCAGTGTTGACTGGAGACATTACCGAGCCGCCGACCCCTTGAGCAGTTCCGCCGACCATTTTGCCTGCTGCCTTTTGGTCTGCATATTTGAAACATCCATCAGATTTGTGCCTCATCCTATCTGGGTAAAATTTGTAACGGATGTCCGTTGCAAAATGGTACACGGACTCCCATCCATTTTTGAATCTCCGGCTGGTGTTTGGGTTCAAAGGTAACGCTGGCCGAGGCCAACAATACTCTTCAATCCATTTCCATCCCCATTCATCGATGTGTTGTAGCACTAACCGTTTGACATAGGACTGTTTGCACCCATCGCTCGCTGCCTCGTTGATGTTCAGTATCCATGACCCGGATTTGTGGAGATGCCTCTGGACTCCTTCCTGCACGGAACAAAACCATCTGCCGTATTCTTCCGGCTGTATGGGAGTAAATCCGCTCCCTTCATCGTACTTTCTCTGGGTAGCATACGGAGGTGATGTGATTGCGAGATTCATGGCATCCCCACCCATCAACCGCTCGACATCCTCCGCCTTCGTGGAGTCGCCGCAGAGTAGGCGATGGCGAGACCTGACCTGGAGGCTACCCATGCCGCACCGTGGCAATCCCTCCGGTCAGGGTCTCCCATCGCTCAATGATCACATCGCAGTAGCCGGGATCGATTTCCATGCCGTAGCATTTGCGGCCCAGGTTGTCGGCTGCGATCAGCGTCGAGCCGCTGCCGAGGAAGAAGTCCGCCACGATCTCCCCCTGGTCGGTGCTTGCTTTCATCGCAGTCTGCATCAGTTCGACGGGCTTCTGAGCATTGTGTTTACGCTTCGTGCCGCCGCCTTCCTCTTGTCCTGCTCGGTTGATCCGCCATATATTCGACCCGTTGACCATCCTCTCCCCTGTTACTTTCGTAGTCATCCTTTCCTGCATCGGCTTCAACGATGCGAAGAACATCAATTCGTGGCAGTTGGCATACATCCCACCGAGGCCGCCGCCCTTGTCCCATACGATCATGTTCTTAGGTGCGAACCCTGTCCCCTTTGCGACTTCCCACCATGAAGCCCAAGACCGCCAATCGCAACAGACATACAGATGCCCGAATTGCTTCAGTGTGACAGCGCAGGTTCGCAAGATGTCCCGAAAGAATGGGCGCACCATTTTGTCGTCGGTGATGTCGGCTGCGATCCCTGTGCTGCTGCCGAAGATCGCATACGGTGGATCTGTGAAGATTGCATCCGCCCGCACTCCGTCCATCAGCCGCTCGACATCCTCCGCCTTCGTGGAGTCCCCGCAGAGTAGGCGATGGATGGATTTCACCTGGAGGCTACCCATCGCAGCACTGCTCGCCGACTCTGGCTGGATCGTAATCCTGCCGCTTGCCACACGCATCACACTCGAGGTATGCCCCGAAGAGAATCAGATCGCCAGGCTTCGTAGTCGGCTCCACTGGCGGCTCGGGGATGGGCGCTTCCTCCTGTTCATTCTCGCCTGGCAATTCCAGGTCGAGCAGTTCGCCGAGTTCTTCATCGCTCCAGCCGAGGGAGTCGAGATCGATGTCTTCATCCTTCAGGGAGGACAGCACGCCAGCGAGGCCAGCCATGTCGAACTCGGATAGATCCGCCGTCCTGTTGTCGGTGATGGCGTACAGTTTCGCCGTGGTGTCATCATCCGAATCTGCCGACACCACTGCGATGTGCGACCAGCCGAGATTGATGGCGGCCACGAGCCTGGCGTTCCCGGCGATGACGATTCCATTGCGGGCCACGATCGGCGTGCGCTGACCGAACCGCTCGAGGGAGTTCTGCACGGAGGAGATGCTCCGCTTGTCATGCTTTCGCAGGTTGTCCGGGTCTTCGGTGATCGAGCCGATAGGGACGGCCAGCCCTCGCAACTCCTCGGCGATGTAGTCCATCATCATCCTCATTTCATTTTGACAGTTTGCAGTCTGCCACTCAGGCTGCGACATTCGGTTCTATGCTAGGCATAGAGCCTCCCGAGGTAGGAACCACATCGATGGTTTGGATGGACTGGCGGCGCTCTGGTCGTCCTTGTCGCAGCCTACAAACGGAAGATGGAATATATTTATCGACCGAAAGCGGAGAACCGAGATGTAGACCCCCACAGGAGGTACCTTAGAGGGGTGGCCGCAGACAGCCACACAGGGCTGCTGTACGGGCCTGACTCGGAACACTCAGGCGGCGGCGGAGGCTGTCAGCGGGTCACACAGGCGGCCATCTACCGCTCGAGTTCCTCATCCATCTGGCGGCGGTCATCATCCGCACCTTCATCACGCTCTTCCTGCTCCTCTGGCACACCGTGCCATCCGTCCTCGTGTCTGCTCGGCTGGTTCATTTGGCTGCTGTTCCTTTCATGAATGACTCCGGCGCTCTGCCGCTGATGCGTGTTCGGCTGGCCACTACTCCAACCGGGATGATGGTCAGGCCGCCCCAATCGCCATCCTTCGCTCGGCTGTCAGCGAGGATGATCTTCTTGTCGTTCTCGAACACCAGCCATCCAACAGTGATGCAGGTCGCTGGCTCCGCCTTCGATACTGAGCCTGAATGCCATGACGGATCGCTGAGGATGTCGAGCCACCTGACAACATACAGGCCAGGGCTTTTGTTCTTCTTTGATGTTGGCTTCACGAGCCACACGCCTCAGGAGTTCACAGCGGCACCTCGAGATATCCGAGGCCGTTGCATTCCGTGCAGAGTTCCATCGCAGCCATGTCGATGTACCCGACTTCCTCGCACTCGGCGCAGGGCTTCATCGAATCGGTCAGCGGCTTCGGGATCGTCAGCGTCACCGCATCGAAGTCCCGGCCACGGGCCACCACCAACTTCAATGGAACAGCGGCACCCGCTCGGCCCTGGCTCATGCTCAACTGGTTGAACTTTATCATCGTGGTGTCTGCTCCCAGGATCATGTCAGCCGCTCGTAGTAGCTCGGATGAAACTTGAGGGTCTGCGACCTTCTGATGAACTACAGCATGGACACGATACTGGAAGGGATGGCGCATGGTTCTCCTGACATGGGTGGACCTCGATCATCCCACACTACTGCGAAAGATGAAGCCGCTGTTCCTCCAGGATTAACGCTGCAACGCCCGGGCGAACTCTCGGCACTTCTGGTATCGATGCTTCAGGGCCAGGCGCAGGTGGCGATAGCATCCTCGCTCCGCCTCATCCCTCGAGCGACATAACAGCACGGGCACATCGTTCTGGACCTTGTGCAGGACTGCCAGCACCTGCTCGGGTGTCATCTTTCCTCGCCAGCCGCAGCCCATCTCGAGCATTCCGTAGTCGGCCTCGATGATCAGCAGCGGGAACTGCGTGGCTCCCCGCATCCCTGCGATCTGCTTGAAGAAGCGCACCCGATCGGTTCCACAGCATTTCACGAAGTCTTGAAGCGATTTACGCTCAACAGTCGCCAGTAGGGGATCGATATCGAGAACATAGTCCCCATGCCGCACGGTTCCACGAACAGTAGCGAGATGGCCGTAACAGGATGCGAATGTCCACGGTTGCTGTTCCCTGGTGTCACATCGGATCGTTAGTAGTTGTTCAGGAAACTGGGAAGGCCATCCGGGTACCCCTGTTTGACGACTTGACGAGATTTTCCCATCTTGATTCAATTGGCATCACATCTACCATCCACCATGTTGTAATTACTAAACACTCCATCATCTTGTCAAGTCGTCAAGGTAACGCCTAAACGATAGGCATTGGCCTTGTGCTGCTGTTCTAGTTTGACTTTTACATCTCCATCTCGTCAAATTCTCGTCACGACAAGTCAATCAACAGATCAGGATTCACCAGCGCAATCTCATCCCATGCTCGATTGCCAGCGGTGTCTCGGCACTCCATCGACCAGCCTTTCCGCTCGACCAGGGCTGTCCCCAGTTTGATCTTGCCCAGCGGCTTCAGTCCTCCATTTTCGCACCAGTGCGAGTACACCCGGTAAAGCGCATCCTTCGTGACGGTGTGCCCTGGACACTCGACGACATTCTCGATGAGGAACTGCCCGAGCCAGTCCTCTCGGAGCCTGTATGATTTTGTAGCATCTTCGATACTCGAGGGCGTGGGCATCATCCCGTTGGTCAGGTAGTCCGATGCACCTTGCACCAGCCAGCGGAGGATCCCCGGCCCTTCCTGCTCGGCCAGCCAGTCCCATACATTGTCCCTCTTCATCGACTCGGGGATCTGCTCGCCCCACTTGATGAATCGCATCCGCCGCCAGATGCCATCGCTGGAGTCTCGGATGCCCGGTGCAGCATTCGTGCCGAAGAAGATCGACCCCTGTGGCTTCCAGGGCGATGCGTCAACATGAAGCCCTCGGTGGGTCATCTGCTCGCCGCCTGTCCACGCTTTGATCATCGACTCGTCGAGGAGTCCGCCCGTGGTCACCTCGCTCGATGCGATCATCCGCTGCGCTCGGAGCCTGACCAGTTCAGGCCGTGGCTTATCGCCCGAGCGATTCAGGCAAGCCATGAATGTCTCGATTTGTGCGTGGCTGCTGTACCCGCCAGGCGAGTCGCCGAGGACCGTTGCGATGGTGTTAATGAATGCCGACTTGCCATTCGATCCACTGCCGTGATTGCAATAGACGGCTTGCTCCATCTTCCCGGTGGTGGCGACACCTGCGATGGCCTGGAGGTAGTTACGAATGATGGAGTCCGGTTGCCACACAGTCATCGCTTCAGTCCACAGCGGGCAATCGGCATCTGGATCCCACGACACCGGACAGCGCAACATGAATCGATAATCTGGTGAGTGCGGTAACAGTTCCATCGTCCTGAGGTTTACG